GAAAGAGGCCGTCGGCTTTTTGAATCTAAATGGGGGTTCTCTTGTATGTGGTTTCCTCGTAATCGTATAGAAGTAGGTCCTATAAAGCCCTTAAAAATCTCTATTATCTCTAGAGCTATTTATAATAAACTAGGAAACTTTCATGATGTTGGAGTTCTTGATGAAAAGCATCTAGAAATGATGCAGAATAATTTTATCAATAGCCTTAAAAATCAAGTTGACAAAGATTTCATTATCTATCTGGCTGTAGGACCTGAAGACAATGAAACAACGCAAAGAATTAAAGCCCTTGATTGGGGAAATCTTAATATCAACTTCTTATATACTTCTGGCGATACCACTCAATGGAAAGAATCTATAGAGAACTCTAAAAATTGGGCAAGAGAGACAGATGTAGGAAGTCCTGAATATACAATACGTCATCTTGATTATCCAAGAACATCAATCATGGCTCGTATGGACATAGATGATTGGGTCGCTCCTGGATGGACTGCTCATATGAGATATATGGCTAATACAATAAAAGAAGATCGCTTCTTAATCAATTATCAAGTGTTTGGTCAGGCTCCTGATGGACAAGTCTATGCTTTCCATGCACCTCATGTTAGAACTCGTACAAGTCCTTTCATAGCAATTATTCAAAAAGACGAAATTACTATTGATCTTTATCAGACTGTTCATCTTCGTATGGGAGACTTATTTGATATAGTATATTCAATTCCTCCTTCTTATGTTTTTATGGTGGTTCATGGAGGAAATAGGAGTAATCAAGTATATGGGGCTGATAAATTTAGTTATATAAAAGAGGCTAAGAATACTGAGATAGTTGAAAAACTATCACCTAAAATAATTAAAAGAACCTGGCGTGAAAAAGTAAACTCATGTCAACAGTTCGTTTAATCATTAAACAAACTGGAGATTTTAGTGGATAAAAGTATTGAACAAATCTTAACTAATTGTAGCGTATCAACAAGAATGACTGCTTTGACTTTCTTTCCTGAACGCTTCTATATGCCTTTTGCAGAAGAGGTTCATGGAAAGATATTTGATTTAATAGATGGCCCTGAACAGAAAGTAGCTATTGCTGCTCCTCGTGGTTATGGTAAGACTTCTATAGTAGCTTTAGGATTAATAGCTAGATGGATTTTATTTAATCTAACTGGATTCGTCGTTTATATAAATAAAAGTCACGATGCAGCGTCTTTACAGACTGAAAATCTTCGTCGTGAGCTTGTAACAAATAAAGAAATCAGATCATTCTTTGGAAGTTTTAAACAAAGAGATCCTAACAAAGCTGAATTTGATGAGGTGTTTAGTAAGAAAGCTTGGGTAGCTTATAACACTCTTATATGGCCAAGGGGTGCTGGACAGCAGGTTCGTGGTGTTTTATTTAAGAATGATCGTCCAGGATTAATTGTAATAGATGATTTGGAAGATCCTGAACTTGTTGAGAATAAGGAATATATAGATAAACAATATCAGTGGCTCTATGCTGATGTTATTAAAGCTGTTCCTCGTATAGGTCCTAATGCTAAGAATTGGAAGATTGTCTATATTGATACACTTAAACATGAAGATGCTATTTTACAAAGGCTCCTTAATTCTCCTGAGTGGGCATCTATAAGGCTCGAAGCATGTGATGATGATTTTCATTCAACAGCCCCTGGTTTTATATCTGATGAAGATATAATGAAGGAATGGGAACAGCATGTTGCGGCTGGACAAACAGACGTCTTTTTTCGTGAGGTTAGAAATCTTCCTATATCAACAAAGGATGCTGCCTTTAGAGTCGAATATTTTAAATACTACAACTTACCTTTTGGTAAGGCTAAACGAGAAGGTGATATAGAAACTCTCGATGTTGATGTACAGAAAGATCCTAACATTGAAACAGTTATTATTCTCGACCCTGCTAAAACAGTCAAAATCCATTCTGCCGAATCTGCTATTGTTGGAATAGGCATTGATCTTGCATCAGCTAGAATATATATTAGAGATGCTATATCTGAAAAGATGTATCCTGATGAAATTTACGATGCTTTATTTGGAATGGCTTTAATGTTAGATGCAAAAGTAATAGGTATTGAGGAGACATCTCTTAATGAGTTTATTAAACAGCCTATCAAGAATGAAATGTTTAGGCGTGGGACTTTTTATGAGCTAGTCTGGCTTAAAGCTAGAGGTGGTGGAGATTCATCTGGAAAAGGTAAACCTAAGCGTATTCGTGAATTAGTTCCTTATTATAGAGGTGGTTATATCTATCACAATGCTTCTTGCGCTACTATAAAGAAACTTGAGCAACAACTTGTAATGTTTCCAAGGTCTGCTCTTTGGGATTTAATGGATGCTGAGGCTTACGTAATTGAAATGCTTGAGAAAGGTGAAAGATATTTTAGTCCGGCTGAGGACTTGGGTGATGATGAGGCTGAATTTAACAATATTGAATATGAAAAACCTATTGCTGATTGGAGACTTGCCTAATGCCTATACATAGAAGATATGAAGACCAGTATGGATTTTTTGCTAAGTTAAGATGGATTCTAAACCAACCACTCTTAGCCAGTATACTAACTCCATTAGTTATTATTTTTATTGCTTGGTTATTTGGCTTCTTTCAATCAATACCAAGTACTTATGCAAAGCAGGCTGAATTGCAAAGAATTGATAATAAGTATGATATTGAATACAAACGACTTGACGCATTAAAAGTTGATAAAACAGTCTATGAACAAGCTACTCAACAACTTAGATCTGATATGAAAGATGATTGGAAAGAATTTAAAGACGACATAAAAAGAGATAATAAAGAAACTAGAGATATAGTCAATAAAATCTGGGTCGCACAGCAGTTACAATATAAGAAAGAAAATAAATCAACTAATATGAAAAGTGAATAAAGGATTATAAAATGCCTTATATAGTTACTGGTGAACCGACAACTTGGAAAGAAGAAGAATATAAAAAGGATCTTAATTATAAGTATCCTTATAAATTAGATCTTCGTCCAGATAGTAAGCTCCATAGAAAATTACGCTCTAAGATATGGGAAAGGGCGAGAATGTCAAGGAATGAAATATCTAAGCGTTTTAATTCTTGGCATGAGATAGATAGAACACTAACTACCTACATGCCTTTAAAAGATAAAGAAGAGATTTCAAAATCTAAAGACCCTTCTAAGCCTGTTAGTATTGTATTTCCTTATAGTTATTCGATGCTTGAGGCTTTGTTAACATATCTTTCAATGGCTTTCTTTCAAGACCCTATGTTTCAATATGAAGGTGTTGAGGATGATGATACTATAGGCGCAATGTTAATGGAGTTGGTTATTAGACTTCATTGTATTAAAAATAAGGTACCTCTATCTGTGCATACAATCTTACGTGATTCCCTTAGTTATGGAGTAGGTATTGGTATACCTGAATGGCGTAGACAGTATGGAAAGAAATTGATTAAGGGAACAACAGTTGTTGAGTCAGAATTAGGTTCTTCTACTACAAACACGAACTCATTCATCTCTGGATTGTTATTTGAAGGTAATGCTTTATCTAATATAGATCCTTATATGTGGTTACCAGATCCTTCTGTATCTAGTGATAATATTCAGAAAGGGGAATTTATAGGCTGGGTTGACAGAGACAATTATATGAGTTTGTTAGGAAGAGAAGAACAAGAAGATTCTGGTCTCTTTAATGTAAAATACCTTAAAGGAAAAGGAAATAGAAGATCATCATTAGCGCTTGACCAAAGTGATAGGGATATTAGACATGGTGGGTCGTCGGATACTAATAGAGCCCTTTCAGGGACTGTGTCTCCAATAGATGTAATACATATGTATATTACATTAATACCAAAAGAATGGAAACTTGGAAAGAGTGAAACACCTGAAAAGTGGTACTTTGAGTTGGCTTCAGATGATATTATTATAGCCTGTGAAAAAGCAGATCACAATCATGGACAGTATCCTATGGCTGTTGCAAGTCCTGAATACGATGGCTATTCAATTACACCTATTGGTCGAATGGAAGTATTATATGGCCTACAACATACATTAGATTTTCTATTCAATAGTCACATATCTAATGTGAAAAAAGCTATAAATGATATGTTGGTAGTTGATCCTTATCTTGTCAACATCAATGATTTGAAAGATCCTAAACCTGGAAAGTTAATAAGATTAAGAAGACCTGCTTGGGGAAGGGGTGTTGATAAGGTAGTTCAGCAACTTCAAGTCACTGATATAACAAGGATGAATATATCTGATTCAGCCTATATTACTCAGTGGATGGATAGAATCTCTGGGGCAGATCAGTCTATGCAAGGCTCTCTACGGCAATCAGGTCCTGAGCGATTAACTGGCGCTGAGTTCAGTGGAACACGTAATTCAGCTATGTCAAGATTGCAGCGGCTTGCTATGATAGTAGGTATGCAGTTTATGCAAGATGTTGGAACTCAGTTTGCTGTCCATACTCAGCAATATATGACTCAAGAGGCTTATGTAAATGTAGTTGGAAAATACGCTGAACAATTAATGAGAAATTTTACTAACGGTAAGCCTCGTGCTAAGGTGAGTCCGTCTGACTTAGCAATCAATTATGATTTGATTGTGAGAGATGGTTCAATCCCTGGTGGTAACTTCTCTCAATCATGGATTGAGTTATTTAAAATAATCGGAACAAGTGAGCCACTAATGAATGAGTTTGATACAGTTAGAATATTTACCTATATAGCACAACAGCTTGGTGCTAAAAATGTTGAAGACTTTAGGCGTAATGTAGGTAGGATTAATGCAACTACAATGCCTGATGAAGATGTTAGTCGACAAGTTCAGGCTGGAAACTTAGTGCCGACAGGAGTTTAAAATGAATGGGATACAGATAAGAGTAAGTAAAGAGGCTATTGAAGAGTTTAAAGAATCTATTCTTTGGGCTGATATTGTTGCAGAACTTAACATATGGAAAGAAGGATTCAATAGAGAGATGTTATCAATAGTAGATGATGCTGAGGGAAATAATCCTTCAACAGCAACAGTCTTATTACATATGGGAGATTTAAATGGGAGGCAGAAAGCTGTTGATTATTTTCTAAGCCTTCCAGATGTTTTTATAGATATACTAACGACAGACAAAGAAAATAAAGAAGATAAAGAGAAGAGTATAGAATAGATCGTTTAATGATTAAACAAACTAATTAAGGAGAATAGTTATGAATAAAGATGAAGGAAATGAAGTAAACAAAGATATTGAAGAGATGCTTAATGCTTTTGGAGATAATACTCCTAGCCATTTAACATCTGATGACGAAGACGATGATAAAGATAATGATAAAGATAAGGACAAGGACAAGGATAAAGATAAAGATGAAGATTTAGAAAATGAAGATGAAGATGATAAGGATAAAGAAAATAAAGACGACGATGACAAAGGTAAAGAAAAAGACCTTGAGGAAGAAGATTCTGAAGAGGATGAAGAAGTTGAAAACAAGAAAAGAGAAAAAGAGGCCTTAGACAGCCTCAACACTGAGAAAAAAGAAAGAGAAGATGCTGAAGAAAGAGAACGACTCAGACTTGAAGAAGAGAAAAAGAAAAAGACTGAGCCAATCAAACTTGAAGATCAGGATTTTTTAGGGGATAATGACCCTGAAGATATTATTCATGATAAAGAGGCTTTTAATAAATTACTTAATTCTGTTTATGCAAAGGGAGTAAGTGATTCACATAAGGTAACTACTGAAGGAGTAATTAATTCTATTCCTGATATAGTTAAACAGAATGTAGCTTTAATAACACGGCTTAAAGAGGAGAGTGATAAATTCTATAAAGAGAATGAAGAACTTGCTCCTTTTAAGAAGGTTGTAGCCGCAGTATTTGACGATATTGCTGCTAAGAATCCTGATAAGAAATATAACGAGCTTATGAATCTTGTTGCGCCTGAAGCAAGAAAGAGGCTCAATATTAAAAAACAGGCGGCGAAGGAGAAGGAAGATGAAGATAAGGATGGGAAACCTCCTAAGCTTCATGGCGCAAAGAATAATCAGCGTCGTCTTCCTACGAAACAAAACAATTCAAATCTGGAGAGTGAAATCTCAGATATGAATAAGGCCTTAAATAGGGGGTAATTTGTTATGTCTTTAGAAGATAAAGGTGCTGAGCACCAAAGGATAGTAGTAGATAAATACATAGATCCGACAGAATCTATTGAAATGACTACATTGGATTATGTAGTTAGACCGAGTGCCTTAGCTGCACCTATGATTCTTGTCCTTCCGCCTGTAGCAGAAGCTAAAGGTAGATTCTATTCGATTGTTGTCAGAGACGCTGATGCTACTAATACAGTAACAGTGACTGACAGAGACGATTCAGAATGCTGGATTGATATTGTTCTGAATGGTAAAGGCGACCGATTACTTATGTATTCTGATGGAATGTTCTGGCATCCATTGGCAGCCATTTCATCAATCTACACAAGCGGCTTCGATTATGACTATCCAAAGAGTAATTAATTAACTTAATGGATATTCAGATC